TGACTGATACCCAGTCTGCGGACAATGCCGCTAGGAGCATCAGAGATCACATGCACTGACTTGTTCCACATTCCTGTGGGTTTCAGTACAGTGTTGGTGACGATGAAGATAACAGACTTCTCATGGGTAGTGTTGATCCAGGAGAGGTAGCTCTTATGCTCCTGCTGGGGAAGGGTATCATCCACTATGTAAATAGCGGGGGCCTTCACGGAGGGCTCATCAAACGAGTAGATGTAGCGGATGGGGAGTTTGTATCCCTGGTTGAACAGGCTGGCCAGGACGGTTGCATCAGCAGTTTTTCCCACTGAGGGTGGGCCCTGGTAACGGACGACAAAGAATGTTCGCCCGGCGTTGGGGACAAGTTGGAGTTCCTTGGTCCTTGTCTGGATGTAGTCCTGGGGGTGCAGGCTACAGGCTCGGGTGTTCAGGTAGTTGAGCTCGCGGGCAATGAGCTGGGACTTGATCTCTTTGATCATTTGGTCCACGGTCATCACTTCCTTGCTGCTCTCCGGGAGTACCAGGGAACTGTCGTTGGTTCGATAGAGGTTGACGGTAAGGTGAGAAAAGTCGGGCTTCCTCCACGGGCAAAGTTGGTTACGGGAGGGGTTGTTCGGGTCGACAATCTCGAACCGGAGGAATCGATCCCACAGCGCCTCAACTCCTTGCTGGCTGCAAGAAGCAGTGAGGTTCGGGGACAGCACATTGGACGTCAGGAAGACAGCCTTAAAATTGGCTGGCTGAACCTTATGCTCAAGAGCTGCTCCGGGCATGTTGAAGGGGTCTCCGGATATGATACCGGTCAGTTTGGGCAAGATGGGGTCCTGGTCCCTGTAGAAACCGAACTCATTGTAGATTCCCACATGCTGCATAGCATAGGGAGCGAAATGAGCACTGTCGTTGTTCAGGGAGAGGTTGTACTGGTCCTTGGAATATTTGAGGTCGGAAGCGATCTTATCCCAGATGTAGGTGATGAGGGATGATTTTCCGACAGCCTGTTTTCCACACAAGTACACGCCGACGGTTTCTTGGCGTAGCTGTGCGGTTAGCGCCTCACGAATGCTCGCCAGTTTAGTGTTCAGAACACTAACATGGTTGACGAGGATGGTGCAGGCGCTGCGCAAGGACGCAGAGGTCTTGGGGGTAACTCTCTTGGAAACCACAGGGATGATGTTGTTAAGCATCTCCTGGAGTTCCTGGTAGAGTTCCGGCTTGGTGATGTACTCGTGGTAGGGGGTTGAGGCCAAAAAGATGGACCTCTCGGCATAGGTGGTCACTTCCTTGAAATAAGCGGCCTCACCGGTGATGTCCAAGTGGCATAGATCCTCAAGGACAAACTTGGTGAATCCGGTCACGCTCTTGGTG